ATGGCAAGCATCATCAAGGTCGGCGAGAAGTGGCGAGCACTCATTCGCCGCAAGGGTCATCCATCATATTGCAAGACGTTTCCTACCAAGGTCCAGGCCGCGGCCTGGGCACGCAAAATCGAGTCAGGCATAGACCAGGATGGCGCACCGGCTGCGGCCGCTGTGCTTGGGAAGATGGTGCTGGTTTCCGATCTGGTGGATACATATCTGAAGATGCGTGAGCAGGCGCAGAGACCTGTCCTTGATACAGCGAACGAAAACTACGAACTCAAGCGCCTGAGGCGAGAGCTTGGCCATCTTGATGCTGCAAGGCTGACGCCCCAGGATCTGGTGGGCTACTGTTCGGCGCGAGCAGAGGATGGGGTGGGACCATACACAATCAACATGGAGGTTTCCAAGTTAGGCACGGTCATGCGCTATGCGGCGCTCGGCCTCAAGATCCGATTGCCAGACGTGGTGAAGGAAGCGCGGCCGCTGCTTGCCCACTTGCAACTGGTGGGCGGTGGTGGAAAGCGGGAGCGCAGGCCCAGCGAGGATGAACTGCACGGCGTGCTGCAGTGGCTGACCGAGAACCATGGCCGGGTCTATGCCGACGTTGTGCGGTTCGCGGTGGGCACCGCCATGCGTCGTGGCGAAATCGTGAAGGTCACCTGGGCTGACCTGGATGCGAAGAAGAAAATGATCCTGGTGCGTGATCGCAAGGACCCGCGCAAGAAAGAAGGCAACGACCAATGGGTGCCGCTATTGGGCGATATGTGGGAGCTGGTGCGGGCGCAGCCAAAGGATGATCCAGCGGGGAGAATTTTCCCAATCCATCCGCAGACGCTAAGCAAGTATTTCAAGGGCGCATGTGACGCGCTGAGCATCCTGGATCTGCACTTCCACGACCTGCGCCATGAGGGCACAAGTCGACTGTTCGAGCTGGGCTACCAGGTGCAGCAGGTGGCCTTAGTTACGGGGCATAAAAATTGGGTTCATCTGAAGCGCTATACAAACCTGCGGCCAGAGGATTTGCATCGAGCGCCTGCAAGTGGGTTGGAAGAGCACTAAGGGATGTCCACGAAGCGGTTATCGCAGCCTTCCTCGCTTCAACTCGGACCCTTTACAGGCAAAGTACAGTGTTTTTAGCGTGTCAGTGGAGCGGCTAAGTTGCGCAACGCCGTAATCAATAACACCCTCGTAGTAGTTCTCCGGTGTGGATGGAAAGTGTATCGGTGGTCCATGGACTAGGGACTGGTAGACATGATCTGCCTCGGCTAAGTCATCTAGAGCGGATTCGCATTTCGCATAAAAGCGCTCATCAAGCATCGCGATGTCAACGAGATGTTTTAAGAGCGCATCTCTATGCACGCCGCGCAACACGCTGGCACTGGAATTCTTGCCAGCGTTAATTTGTACAACATATCCACTCGTCCGCGCCTCGGACACAGAAATGCGTGAAGCATCCTTGTCAACTCCAGCCATTTTCATATCTTCCAAGGTGTCGCTCAAACTGGTGACTGAGTGGTAATTCAGCTCACACTCTCGAGCTAGCACCATTCGTATTGCGCGAAGCTTCCGATTGTCGGCTGCACTGCGGCGTCTCCATTCAATGCACTCTTTCGTCACAAAGACTGTGATCGCAATTACAGCAGTGGCCGGCAGTAATTGCGAGAAGTTCGGTAAGTGTTCCAAGAGATTGCTCAGCAGTGACATGGTTGGCAGCATATCTGCTTTTATGGAGGTAGTCTCAATGTGCCAACGCTCTGCAGCTGTCCAAATAGTCCGCCACGTCGCGGTAGTCGGCCCATCGCTTGCCGCTTTCCTTGTACGTTTTGATCGGGAATGAGCCTGCGCTGATCTGGTTGAGTATTCCGGCGCGCGTCTGGCCAAGCACTTGGGCCAGCTTGTCGGTGTCGAGGCGCAATCCAAACTTTTCCGCCACGATCATTTGCGTGACCAAGCTGCTCATGCTGGAACTCCTTCCTTTTTCTTGTAAGGCAGGGCGCAGCTCAGATCGTTTTCAACCTTAAGCACCTGGCCACCTTCTTGTTTCGTGCGCGCGATGAGGCGCTGGGTGATACGGTGAAGCTCTGCGGCACTGAGCTGCTCGAGCTGGAACGCATGCAGGTCCAACATGCTGCTGATAGCGTCCAGCTCATGAAAGTGGCAGGCGCTGGCCTGCCAGGCGCCGGAGGCGAAGCAGCGCGCGCTGTAGGTACTGCTGGCTGACATCGCCAGCTCAATGTGTTCGACCAGGCCACGCACGATGCCGGCGCGCTCGATCTCCTGCGCCATGGCCAGGGTTGAGTGCAGCACCTGGTGCTGTAGCTCGGTGGCCGTTGCTGTGCGAACGTGTGCAAAGCACTCGCGCACTGGGTTCATGATCGAGGCTATTTCGGTGGCAGTCAGACGACTGGCGCGCAGCTTTGCGGCCATCAGCGTATCGGTGCGCACATGGCGCGGCTTGCGGGGTTTGCGGCCGTGGGTCATGGCTTGCCTATCTGCGCTAAATCGCGCTGTGCGAAGCCGCATGCAGCGTTTATTTTCATGTGGTGCTTTCGATGGATTCGAGTTCGGTGTAATCCGCGCTCAACGCCCAGCGTTCGACCATGTCTTCGGGCTGCGCGTTGGGGTCCTTGGACAACTCGAGCATCCATGCGCGGTCCCCTTGCTGCTGGGTAAGCGTCCCGATTCGTCCCTTGGTGGGCAGCAGTTTCTTGCCAGGTCCGCGTAGGTCGACGCGGATTCGAACCTGCTGGCCCGGGGTAAAGGCCTGGGGGGAATCGGCCTCTGCAGCAGCCATGGCATCTGCAATGGCTCGCGTGGTTTCCTCGGCCGACGCCTTGGCATTTTTTTTCAGTTTGGGCTGGGCTATGTCTGCCGGCTGGCTCTTGCCGGCGCGCTCTGCAGCCTCCTTCTTCATCGCATCTTGTGTGTCCTTCTGGATGGCTGCCAGGGACACGCCCGCAAGGCCGTGCAGCTCCTCGAGGTAGTTGGCTTGCCCATTGGGCCGCGGTTCCAGATCTTGGGTGCTCGCCAATTGAAGAATGAACTGCAACTGGGTGGTCAGCTCTTGCTCCGAGGCGCATTCCATTGCCTCATCGAGATCGACCTCCGCGCGTGGATCACTCAGCGGGATCTGGAACATCAGAAAGAGCTGCTCGCGCGGCACGCTGGCAGCCAGTTGCTTCAAAACCAACAATGCAATGTTGCTGGGAATGTGATCCAGATCCTCAGGCGGGCAGTTCGCCAGTCCGAGAATCGTGGCTTCCACCGCGCGCTTTCGCCAGCGCCTCTGGTACTCGGTCTCGAGTTCATCCCGGGTTGGATCGATTGATTTTTGGCTATTGGCCTTCTTTTGAGACTGGCTTTCGACCTTTGCTTTAACTGCGGCGCTGGCGGCATGCGTGGGCACGGCCTCCACAAGGTTTCCGCTAGGCGCCTCTATCAGCACGACGCTGGCTGCTGAGACTTCTTGGCCCAGCACCTGGCGCACGGGGGCTTTGCTGCCCTGGCTGGGCTTGTCAAGCAGGATATAGCCGCGGGGAGAACCTGTTTCGCTCGGCATGATGTCGCGGGCAGCGCGGCCGGTGATGATCTGCTGTCCGCGCTGAGCGGCGTCAGCCTTCACGCGGTCGAAGTGGGCATCCTTCTTTTCGGCGAAGCATGCTGTGTCAGTACAGACGTCTGCATCGTTTTTGTCCCATAGTTCGGGCGTGGCGCCGGTGCGCTTGGGGCACACCGTGCAGGCGCCCGCCGTCTGGCACAGATTCACATCGTCCAGGGCGAATGGGGCCTGGTCGAGCTTGGTCATGTAGTTGCGACGGGCCAGATCCAGGGCGCTGCGGTAGCTCATGGGGCCGTCTTCTGGCCCGCCCGTGAGGACGCGATTCGTGAATTCAGCCTGCATTGCCTGGGTAGGGCGCTGCGCCACCAATAGAGCGACACTGCGCTTGAGGGTGCCGGCCTTGAGTGCCGCCATCGCTTCAGGGCAAAGCGTCAGCAGGCGCAGGGATTCGAAGACGTGGGAGCGACTCTTGCGCAGTGCCTCTGCCGCAGCCTCGGGCGTGTAGCCGTGCTCCTCGACCAAGTGCTGCACACCCTGTGCCTCCTCGAGCGCATTCAGGTCACGGCGGTGCAGGTTTTCGATCAACTGCATCAGCAGCGCTTGCTGGTTGTCAGCATCCTTCTCCAGGTGGGGCACCTCGCGCAACCCGGCGATCTGTGCAGCGCGATAGCGGCGCTCGCCGGCGATGATTTCGTGCGTGGCCTGACGTGTGGCCGCAGTCTCGAAGGTGTCCTGCAGGCGATCGCCCGGTAGACGGCGTGTCAGCAAGGGCTGAAGCACGCCATATATCTTCATGGTGGCGGCCATCTCGTAGAGGTCGTCATCCTCTACAACGGGGCGGTTGGTGCGACTTGGGGCAAGACGCACCAGCAAGATCGTGGGCTGCTTGATCACTGCGTGCTGAGGGCCAGCATGCTGCTCCACGACTTCGAAGGCATCCAGTGGCAGGTTGGTCAGTATGTCGCCGACACGGATCTGATACTGCCGGCCGCCGGGCGTCTTGGCAATTACGGTGCCACGCTGGCCCGCCTGCGGATGCTGTTTGCCGCCTTTGGCTGTCGCATCCGCACTGATAATTACTTCGCGGTAAATGAGTGGATCAGACCGTGCCATTACCGCGCCCGCCCGTAGGTGCGTTTGCCCATGGTGATGCTGGGCAGGCTGAAGGCGTCCATGGCGCCAGGACGGGCGGAGGCTTTGAGTTCAGGGAACTTGTATTCCGTGCTGGTCGACGTGCTGTTGCGAATAGGCACGGATTTTTCGGGAAGGGGGACGCGCTCGCGCAGACGTCGTTGGTGCAACGCACTAGCCATCGGCGCGGGTTGCTGCATGCCCGTACCAAGGTTGCGGCGTTCTCCGAATGTGTTGCCGTGATCGATAGGTGTGAGGGCTGCTTTCATTGAAGATCCTTGCGAGGGCTTTGTGCCGACGTGGCATGAACATGCTGGACATCACAGTCCATTCGTTGCCATGTGAAGCGGGGATTGGTGACGTAAAGCTCGGCTTGCTGACCCTTGAGCTGGCGGGCCAGGGTCATGGCGGCGTGGCTGCTGGTAGCTGAATCATCGGGATAGGTGTGCCTGGCATGAACTGCTTGCCCGCTCAGGGCGTGCAGTTCGATCTCCAGTAGAGGGCGACCATCAGGGGTGCTGCGACAAATGCAGCGTGTGACTTGCCCTTGGATGCGCAGTTGCAGGTTCATGTGAACCTCCCGGCCAACTGCCAGATCGCCAACGCGATGTATGGGCTGAAGACCAGTGCAAGTGCCATACCCCCCAACGCGACGAGCTGCAGGCGCGCGCGACGCATGGGGATGCCGTGCGCGCAGCTGAGGTTGGATCGAGAGCTACTCATAGCGATACCCGAATCGCTGAGACTGTGGGGACTCGGTAGAAGCATTGAGCCAGCAGCACGGCCAACCCACCGCTTAGATAGGCGCCGACAAAGGACCTGCCGGCGACCTTGATGCGGAAATTCTTCAATTCCATGGTGGCACCTCGGTCAGGTTTCCGAAGCTGTCGGGCACCATGAAAAACTTGTCAGACTGGAAGTGAAGGCCGTCCTGCTGGCGTGTGGTTTGGCCGCAGTAGTAATGAGCGCTGTTACCTTGGTACTGGCGAAACACCTGCAGCCGATCGTCGACCCAGACCCAGAAAGGATTGCCGGATGACGCTACAGTCGCCGCGTAGCCGTTATGACCTATGTCTAGGTCAAGCGTGATCTTTGCAGCGCCTCCTCCGGGCAGAACTGCACGGGACTCAAGAATGAGGGGCAGTTCGTAGGGAGGCTCCAGGTCTTCGCTGGAATTTGCATAGACAAGTAGCTCGGTTAGCGCCTCACTGGCAGGCAAAAACACAGGCGGTATTTCAAATAGGTTGACTTTGTTCGATTCGAAATACTCCAGCGGCGTGCTGATAGCTTCCAACTCTGCCAGGCTTAGGGTCGAAAGGGCGACACTGCCGTCAAGGAAGGATTTGCCATCCCAGGGTGTGAGATCGCCATAGACCAAGTCGACCGCGTCGCGGTAGGCCTGGCTGCCGATGAGGGCGATTTCAGCCTCCGTGCCGTAAATGACCGTTGAGCGCAATTCACCCTGTCCTTCCCAAGGCTCTTGGAGGATGGGATTGCCACCTGCCGCAGCCACATAGTCGTCGGTGACGTAGGCGGTGACTGCGTGAGTTTCCGACATCAACACGGCTCTCGCGTGACCGGGTTGATTGATGGCATGCGATATGGCCGCCAGGATCAGCGAGGCCTGACGCGGGTTGTCAACGGGGATGTCGTCGGGCCGCTGGCAGTGGTGGCCGCAGCTCCATTCGGTAAATCGAAGGGTGAGGCTCATGCCGCACCTCGCAGTCGCGCAGTGGGCAGGGCGAGATCGGTAGTCTCGATCGAAGCATGGGCGCGAGTGACATCGAGCATCAACTGCGTGATGCCGATATGGCTCCGCAACTTCACCAGCAGTCGCTCGACTTCGGTATCTTGGTGCGGATCGTTCTCGAAGCCGGCAACGAAATGCTCGGCTTCTTCCAGCGTTTCATGCAGCGCTAGAAGGGGGGCAATGGACATAAAACCTCCGTCACCCGGGACTGGGTGCAGAGGCTATTATCCAAAATGGATTAAATGTGTCAATCCATTTTGGATTTTATGTGTGCTCCGTATCAATCGTCTCTTGCTTGTGCTTCGGCGCGCGCAGCGGTCCGCACAGTGGCATCGCTCAAGTCGGCCAGCATGAGACTCATTTCTTTGGCTACTTTTGAGAATACGAAAATCAGCGCTGCCAAGGCGAGGCCGCCTAACAGCGCTCCGACCCCAGCAGAGAAAGATGCCGTGATTCCGCCAATGGCGATCAAGACAGAGGCGATCACGCCAAGCCAATAAGCAATCTTCACGACTGTCCTGAAGGTGGGGTAGATGCTTTCTTGCCGCAGCTGAGAAGCGAAAGAATGATGGTCCCGCTTGAAGTATGGGGATGAAGTTGGCGCAGGTAGGGGGCGTGCAGGAGGTCCTTCCCTCATCGCCTGTTCCACCTTTGCATAGACTGCACCGCAGGCGGGGCAAGCCGTCGGGGCCTCGGCAATGTACTCTGCGCTATGGCCGCACTTCAAGCACTTTTTGTTCTGTGTCATCGCGTCTCCCTCCCAGGAAAGTAGTAAATTTTTGCTGGCGATGCGCCCGGCGGAGCTCTAGTTTGTTGTGCCGTTCTTCGCCGGGGCAGCACTTTTGATGTGTTCTGTTTCGTCAGGCAGGGGGGCGACAGCATTGATCATTGCGTCGATTGCGGACCATAGGCTTTCGGGAAGGCGCCCCAATCGTTCCAGGTGGATGATTTTGCGGACTATCGCCTGAGCTGTGGTGCTAAGGCCATCGATTGAATCGTTAGGCTCAACTCCATAGGCGAGCCAAGTTCGAGTGACCTTTAGGTGGTCCGCAATCGTATTGATGTCTTCAAAAGACGGCTGGCGTGTGCCTGCAAGCCACTTCTGCATGCCTGCTGGTGTCATGCCGAATTGCTCGGCTAGACGCTCTTGAGATACGCCCAGATCTCTCATGCGGTGCTTAGCCCGCTCTCTCCATGTATCCATGAAGCAAGTGTCCCAAGGCGCAACCTTATGCGGAATGCACAAAATGGAGTTCATAGCTTTGCAATCCATTGTGGATTGATCCATAATGGATCAATGCAATTAAGAACCTATCTCCAGCAGCATGGCTTCACCATGGCTTCGTTCGGTCAGCGCCTTGCTCCGCCCGTAAGTGCCGGCAAGGTCAATCACTGGTTGCGTGGAACGCGCCGGGTGAGTCTGGAAGAGGCATTGCAGATCCATGCCCTGACCCAAGGCGAAGTCAGCCTGCAAGATTTGGCAAGTCGAGAAGCGCCTCAACCGGCATTGGCTAATGCGTAGCGCAGCAATGCAGCGCAGGGGCTTTCTGGGCATGTGCTTGTTCAACATTCTCGGCAGGGTAGAGCCCGTGCCCGCCCGTGGGGTGGCGGAGGCTGCCAGCCCTTCGGCTGATATCGCGGTGTTGGTGGAGCGTTGGAGCGCTTGGCGCGTTACACGCCTGCTCCATGTACAGCAGCGCCATGAAGTCCCGTCAACAGGGCGGCCGTAGCCATGTCCCCTTCTTTTTCCGCCGCCGCGCCGAATGCTGCGAGCGCCTCGGCAAAGCGTCGCTGTTCGGTGGCCGGTATGTATTGCACTGCAAGCATCGTGAGTGCTCCCAAGGCTTCTTCGATGGCGTTGAGCCGCTGCATAGCGTGTTCGAGGCTTGGGGTGGTTGTAGCCGGCATGGCGGTCTCCTGTTTCGTGGTTGCCAGGGGTTTGGTCGACTCCCTGCGCATTTTCCGCCACCTGTCCTTTGCGGACGGTGGCGGCTTTTTCTTGCGAGGGTTCGATACATGGGTTCATGTATCGAAGTCTCTTTTTTTTGCCTGCGTGAGTCATTCCGAACGGTTCCGAATGATTCGGAACCGTTCGGAACGTGGGCTAGATCACAGTGAAGAGGTGACCCGTGAGCGATGAAATTTTGATGTACGACGATGAGTTGGAGGCCGCAAAGGCCGCTGTTCAGCGGCTGGGCGGGGCGAAGAAGGTGGGCGAAATGCTGTACCCAGATAAGCAGCCTGAGGCCGCTGCGCGCTATTTGCTTGATGCATTGAACCCGTCCCGTGCCGAGCGATTGAGCCCCTCGCAATTGCTGCTCCTGATGCGCAAGGCGCGGGAAGTCGGCTTCCATGGCCTGGCAGCTTACTTCATGCGTGAAGCCGGATACACCCCACCTGTGCCCCTGGACCCGGTGACCGAAGTCACACGCATCACACAAAGCTTGGAGCGTGTGATGGGCGTGGCACAGCAGCTGGTGGCGCAGCTGGAACGCACGAAGGGCCAAGGTTAATGGACAACTACCACAAGGTGCTCGAGCAGATGGAGGCATTCGGAATTGAACTGCGCCCTCGTGACTTGCGAGAGATACCGAACCGCATAGACAAGGGCAGCAAGCTGACCATTGGCAAGGGCGGAAAGGATTGGTGCAAGCTGTTTCTGTACCAGCCTGACGCCGGTGGCTCATACGTGACTGGATCATTCGGGACCTACCGCTGCGGTGGCGCCTGGCAGAAAGTGGAGGTCGATTGGGCCCCTTTGTCGGAGGCCGAAAGAAGCCGGCAAACTGCCCAGCGCAAGGCGGTCGCTGAGGCTGCCGCGATTGAGCGCGCTGCTGAGGTCGCCAACGCGGCGGCTGAAGCGATAGACATCTGGCGTAAGGGGGTGAAGGCAGTCACCGCACCATATCTTCAGAAAAAGCAGGTGGACGGCGAGGCGTTCCGCGTCCTGAGCCGCCAGTTGGTTCTGCGCTGGCCAGCGAAGAAGCGTGGAGAAGAGGATACGGTGCTGCGCATGCCCGAGGGCACGATTCTGTTGCCGCTGGTGCGGCCGGATCTGCCGCGAGCCGATGCGTTGCGCGGTCTTCAATTCATAAAACCCGATGGCGCGAAGATCTATCTGCGGGCCTTCGATAAGCCGGGCTGCTGCGTGCGTCTTGGCGACATCGATGTCGACAAGACTGCATTACTTCTGGTTGTCGAGGGTTACGCGACCGGATGCACGGCGCGCATGGCGACCGAGTGTCGTTTCCCGGTTTTCGTTGCGTTGGATGCTGGCAACTTGGCTCATGTGGTGCCACTGCTGCGCTCGCAGTATCCATTCACGCGAATCTTAGTCTTGGCCGATGACGATTATTTGACGCGTGACAAGCGAACGGGCGAACTCATCAATCCTGGCCGCACCGCCGCTCGAAATGTGGCCCGTAAAACAGGCGGTTGTGATCATGTGTGGCCCATTTTCAAGGGAGCCACGCGCGGACCGAAGGACTCGGACTTCAACGACCTGCACGTTCTTGAGGGTCTGGCTGTAGTGCAGCGGCAACTGACTGGTGTGGTCGACATGATGGCGAGACGCTATGGCTGAGGGCACTGACAACGTCGACGCGGCATCGTTGTCGTCAGCGGCGCCACCGCATGCGGCCGAAGAGCCGCATGCTTCGAAAGCTCTCGGCGCGACAGCGCCGCTGGATCGGGCTGTCGTGCATGTGGACTTTCAGGCAGGCGTGCGCGTCGGCGAGGACGCAGCCCGGGCCGAACTTTCGCTGCTTCCCCCTCCCCCCAAATTAAGCGCAGCTGCGCGCGACTCTGGGGATGGGGGTGGTGAGGCTGCCGCCGATAAATCAGATCCTCCGGTGCAAGGCCGCAAGAAAGATAAGACCGTTGACTGGGGAAAGTTCAATCATCTCGCGGAACATTTCGTGCTGATCTATGGGACCGACACGGTCTGGGATGGAGCCGAGCGGCTGATTATGAAGATTGCGAATATGGGCCACGCGCATGGTGCCGACATGGTCCGCATGTGGAAGGCTAGCGAGCGCCGGCGCACGGTGCGACTGGAGGACGTGGTGTTCGATCCGACCCTGACCAGCGATCCAGAAACTACCGTGAACCTATACGACGGCATGGCAATGGAGCCGAAAGAAGGCGATGTGGAGCCAATGATGGAACTGATCCAGTTCCTGACCAGCCGTGCCACTTCAGATGAAGGCGACACCGGCGATGTTCAGCACTGGCTGCTTTGCTGGCTGGCATATCCGCTGCAGAACCCTGGTGCGAAGCTGCGTTCCGCTGTGGTCATGCATGGCGATGAAGGCGCCGGCAAGAATTTCCTTTTCGACATGATGGTCGCCATATATGGAAAGTATGGGGCGCTGGTGGGCCAGGATGAACTTGAGGACAAGTTCAACGATTGGCGCAGTTGCAAGCTGTTCGTAGTGGGCGACGAAGTGTCCAGCCGGGCCGAGCTGGTGCACAACAAGAACCGGCTCAAAGCCCTGATCACATCACCCACAGTGCAGATCAATCCGAAGAACTTGACGCGCCGGGAAGAGAAGAACCACATGAACATTGTGTTCCTCTCGAATGAACTGCAGCCGCTGGCCCTGGACAACTCGGATCGGCGCTATCTGGTGGTGTACACGCCGCGAGCAAAGGGCTTTGAGTACTACAAGAAGTTGGGTGAGTGGCGCGATGGCGGCGGCATTCAGGCTTTTTATCACTACCTGCTGAACTATCCGCTGGGCGACTTCCATCCGTATGCCCCGGCCCCCATGACGGACGCCAAGTCGGCGCTGATCGAGATCAATCGCAAGAGCCCCGAACTCTTCTGGGCGGAGTGGCAGGGTGGGGAGCTGGATCTGCCGTACATGGCCTGTGCGCTTTCTCAAGCCTACGCCGCCTACCTGAAATGGTGTCAGCGGACCGGAGACCGATATCCATTCAAGCAGTCGCAGTTCACGCCAACAGTAGTGCGCTTTGCTGAGGGCCAGGGCAAAGCTGCACGCGTGAAGGCAATGAACGTCACCCGGCCAGGCCACGCGAAGAAGACTGAGCGCATGTTCCTTGTCGCTGACCCGGTGTTGCGTGCGGCGGATGCAGACCCTGACGCGCCGGGAATGACTGAGGGGGAGTGGGCTTCCGAGGCTGTGAAGAGCTTTGGCGACGCGCTGCGCCGGTATGCAGGTTACGGCTCTGGCTCCCCCTCCCTCAATGATCACGATCAAGGCAATGGAGGGCAGAACTGATGCAGCAACGTTACGTAGTTACGCCTTCGCATAACGCTGAAAGCCAGAACCGGCGCGGGTTGTTACGCGATTACGCGGTTACTCAGGGCTCACAGGCGCATGTGTGCACACAGGAGTGCGCATGGGTGTGCGTGCAGGCATGTGTGTGCGAGGTGCACGTAAATGCGTAACCGTGTAACTCACTAGGCGTGGTGCGGGTTGCGTGGTTACGCGTGCGCGTAATCGCATAACTCCATTTCTATTTATTGAAAAGGAAAAGCAAATGAAATCGGTCGATCAGTTGGTCAGCGAAGGCGGCTCCCGATGCGTGTTGTGTGCGTGCAACGGCACCCCCCCTATGGGTCCTCCCGGCGCCGGAATTCACCGGGGTAATTCGGCCCCCGCACACGCGCCAGTCGCTGCCTTGCATCAAAGTGAACGATCAGGTGAACGCAGGGGCTGCAAGTGAACGGCCGCGTACAGCTGATCAGCCAGTCGGAGTACGCCCGGCGCCGTGGCGTGGCGAAGTCGGCGGTGGCCAAGGCAGTGGCCGAGGGCCGGATTACGCTGATCAACGGCAAGGTGGACCCGGCCGTGGCCGATATCCAGTGGGAACAAAACACCCGCGCCCGCGCCGACAGCAAGCGCACAGGCGCGTCGTCTGGGATAGGTGCAGGGGAGGGCCTGCCTACAACTCAAGCCCCTGCCAACGCCCCGGATTCGGTCCCTGCTGCGCCCGGCTATAACGACTACCGCGCCATCCGAGAAAAAGCAGATGCCGAAATGGCGCAACGCGCCAACCTCAAGGACGCGGGCCTGCTGGTTGATCGCGTGCGCGTTGAGCGTGGCGTTTTTGACGTGGTCCGCGTCTACCGCGATGCGGTCATGGCCATCGGCCAGCGCGCCGCACCCAAATGCATAGGCCTAGCCGACGCCCGCGACGTCGAACATGTCATCACCGATGAAACTCGCAAAGCGCTTGAGGGCTTCGAGGCCCGACTGCTGGCGTTGCTGCCTCCGAAGGAAACCACCTGATGCGCAACCATCAATTTATTCAGTCCAGAGAAAGCGCACCGATCGCTGACGAGTTTGCCTTCCGCGGCTCTCTGGCAGGGGGGGGTAACGGAGAACTGGAGAGGCTAGATTCGGACGCTGAGCAGTGCATGAAATCACTTGCAGATAGTGCACATGGACTATTTCTAATCCACAAAACCTTGCTCTTCGGGCGTCAATGGTTTTACGTGCGGCAGCGATCCCTTTTCAAAGTCCAAGAGCGCCGCGCGCAGTGTTACATGGGCGTAATAAATCACATCCTTTATACGCGTGAGGTGTGTCATCCTTTCATTTCTATTCATTTGATGCCAGCCGACTTTTGCGTTCTCGAATTCCCGCAACTCACGGCCTATGGCTTTGAGACAGCCGATGGCCACTGCCGCGCGATATGCGGCATTGTTTGGCAAAGGCTCAAGAAGCGAAAGAGCTTCTGCATCCAACACACTGATTGCGGATTCCCACCTTTCAGGCAACAGGGTCGGAAAATTATCGCAAATGGCGATATCGATTTTTTGAATCTTAAGACTAACGTTTATACGACCGACTATGTCGACGATGTCTGTCAGTTGAGGGTGGTAAGTGGCCGCGTGAAGTCCAGCCATCTTTCTAGCAACTTTTCGCGCTTTGTATTCGGTGCGGCTTGCGATGCCGAGTGCCGCAATAGTTGCCGCTACGGTTGCGACAGCAGAAATAGCGTTCCAGTTCCAGTCCATCTGAGTGTTTCCATCTGCGAATACGAGAAGTTCACATCGTTACATACAGGTGAAGGCGCATGAATCTTGCTGACGGCTACGAGCTAGTCCTGCGCACAGCAATCGAGGCCGCACGCCCAGATCCTGAACTGCGCATTGATGAGTGGGCAGAAGAATTTATGGAGCTGCCAAAGAGTGCACCGCATCCTGGAAAGTTTCGCTTTGAGCGCACGCCGTACGCGCGCCGCATTGCGCAAGTCTTGTCTCCAGGTCACCCTTGCAAACGTGTTGTGGCCAAGGTGGCGTCACAAATGTTCAAAACACAGACGGCCATCAATGCCATCGGCGCCTGGATACACCGCGCGCCGGCTAATATTCTGGCGCTTCAGCCCACAGATGGCCTGGCCAAGCGCTTCAGTGCGCGCGTGTCTCAGGCCATTCGCCTTGTGCCGGTTTTGCGCGAATGCGTTAGCGAACAAAAGAGCCGCGACAAGCGCAACACCACACAGGCAAAGGACTTTCGCGGCGATGCCACGCTGTATATCAACACCGCGGGCTCGGCGTCCAACCTGGCCGAGATCACGGCGCGTTACCTGTTTATCGACGAGGTTGATCGTCTGCCGCCGCTTGACGAAGGCGATTCGGTCGAGATCGCTGAGGCACGGGCCACCCAGCATGAGCGCGACTGCAAATTCTATGAAGTCAGTAGTCCGACCATTGAAGGTTTCAGTAAGATCGATGAGCTGTTCAAGATGGGTACGCAAGAGGTCTACCGCGTGCCGTGCCCGCACTGTGACCACCACCACGAGCTGCTGCTTGAGAATTTCCATTACCGCCGGGATGAAGACACCGGCTTCATGGACCGCGCCTGGTTCGTCTGCCCCGAATGCGGCAGCGAGATCGAGGAGCGTGCAAAAGCGACGATCTTCCTCGATGCCCAAGCGGGCGGTACCGCGCATTGGCATGCCACAGCCACGGGCGATGGTGAGACCATCAGCGTCACCATGTCGGCGTTCTACATGCCGATTGGCGCCATCAGCTGGCTCAGCCTTGCGCGCCAGTACGACCGCGCACGGCAGGCATTGCAGCGCGGCGACCACACGCTCATGCAGGCGTTCTACAACACGCGCCTGGGCCTGAGCTACCGTAACAGCGAGTCGACTACCACCGCCAAGCAGCTGCGTGACCGTGCCGAGGAATACGCGCCGCGTGTGCTGCCAGAGCAGGCGCTTGTGATTACCATGGCGGTGGACACCCAGCCCAACCGACTGGAAGCCCAGATCGAGGCCTGGGGCCCCGGCATGGAGCACTGGGTACTCGACTACATCACCCTTATTGGCTCGCCCGCCGAGCCGCCCGATACGCCGGGCAGCGTATGGGCGCGCTTGGACGAGATCCGACGCACTCCGCTGTTGCATGCCAGCGGACGCCCCATCATGATGAGCGCCTACGGCATCGACGCCGGCGGTGCGAACACGCAGGACGTCTACAACTACGGTTCTGCGCGCAAAACCCTCAACTGCACGGTGCTGCACGGCGCAACGCGGCCCAATCGCCCCATCATGGGCAGTGCGCCGTCGCGGGTGGATATTGAGTGGGGAGGCACCAAGACGCCCGGCGGCGTGGAGTTGTGGCAGGTAGGCACCGACGTGGCCAAGGATTGGCTTAGCTCGCGCATGCAGCTCGCTGACGGTGCCGGGGCCATGCACTTTCACGACAAGCTGCCACATGAATGGGCCGAGCAGATGGTGGTTGAGCAGCCGCGCACGCGTTGGGCCAAGGGGCGCGCAATTCGCGAGTGGGTCAAGCCCAACGGCGCGCGAAACGAAGCGCTGGACGTGTCGGTCTACAACCTCGCCATTGCCTACCAACTGGGCTTGCACAAGTGGTCGGCCCTCGACTGGAAGCGCCTGCGTGACAAGTTGGTGCCCGAGGGCGTGACACGGGACTTGTTCGCTCCAGCTCCGGCTGTTGAAGCTGCCATCCCGCCGGACGCTTTGCCTGTCCCTGTCCCAGTGATCACATCTGCCAATGATGTGCCGGAAGGACCACCGACTACGGTCCAGACGTCTGTACCTGCATCCCATGTAGCCCCACCACAACCCGCACAGGCTTACGTCCACCCTGCACCCGCCCCAATGGGGCGCCGCATTTTGTCCCGAGGAATCCGCTGATGATCAATAAAAGCCAATACGATACCGACGCTCTGCGCCTGGCTGCTCCAGGCCCCACCGGTCACGAAGATGACGGTGGCCCTGCGTTGAATGAAGAACAGCGGGATCTTGATGAATTGTGCGAACGCTGGGTCGCCTGGACGCGATCAAGGCGGTTGTATGGACCGCCACCAGCCATGGGATCGGTGCTGGGCCAGCTCAGCGGCACCAGCTCACGACCGCTCAAGGCCGGGGGGCCTGATGCCATCAGCAGCGCTGAGCTGGCGGCGTTCCACCTGGCGTATACCTGCCAGCCGGATGCGCTCGACAAGCGGGTGTTTGCGATGTACTACGTGCACCGAGTCAAACCGATTAAGGCCGCGGCGGCGGCCTTAGAAATAAGCCGAACGCACTTTTATCTTGTGCTCTCGGAGTTCCGTAAACGCCTGCACAGCGCATCGCAGGCGCTTTTGGAGCAAGAGCTTGAAAAGCGCAGTGAAATGCAGCATTCGCGGGCAGCGCGGGGCGAGCTTGGTCGATGATGTCAAGCGCTTAATTGTCTTGCCTAGATAGGACACTTTAGCGCTCGACTCCATAAGACACTTTGCCCCAAAATTGACCCCAATTCAGGTAGGTCTCAAAATTCCGCAAGCCTGAAAGAACAGCCAGTTTCTACACCGCCCCGGCCTCCTGAAAAGGAGCCGGGGCTTTCTTTTGGGGCTTCCAACATGCTCAACATCAGCCACAGCGGCGACTCCATCGCCGATGTGATCGCATCCGTGCGTGATGTGCCAAGGCGCATCGTGCCGTACGCAGCATCAACGGCGCTGACGCGTACGGCGCAGCAAGCAGCCAAGATTGAGCTGCCGGCTGAAATGCGCAAGGTGTTCAGCAGCCCCGTCGCCTATACGCTCAAATCGCTGCGCATTGAACCGGCGACCAAGGACGCATTGATCGCCCGGGTAATGGTCAAAACAAGCGCAGCGGGTGTGGCTCCAGAAAACTTCCTTTTTCCCGAAGTCGAAGGCGGTCGGCGCAAGCACAAAGGTCTGGAATCGGGTCTGCGCTACGCTGGCGTGCTGCGTGCCAGCCAATTTGCAGTGCCCGGCGCTGGTACGACGCTCGATGCCAATGGAAATGTGAAGGGCGCCGATGTGCGGACCGTTCTTTCCGCGCTGGGCGCAATTCGCGGTGGCGTTGGTGCCAAGGGCCAGCGTGAAGGCAGAGGTAAGAAACTCGCCAACGCGTTGTTCACCGGCAAGCCCATTGGCGGCAGCCGTCCTGACGGCATCTGGCGGCGTGAAGGGAAGCGCCTCCGGGCACTGTTCGTTTTCACTGATCAGGCTCCTGTGTACAGCAAGCGTCTGGACTTTAATGGCGTGGTTCAACGCGTGGCGCTTGATCGATTCCGTCCAGAGTTTGAAAGAGCTCTGCAGTCCATGATGGCGCGGGGTGTACGAGCATGACTGACCTTGTTCTCTCGCCACTTGAGCAGGCCGAGCAACGGCTGCAGGCATATCTGATTGCCGAGCGGCGCATTCTTGACTCGCAGGAATACATGATCGGCAATGGCGGCACCGCCCGCCGCAATCGCCGCGCCGACCTTGAGCAGGTGCAAAACGGTATCCGCGAAGTGCGAGCGGAGATTGCCCAGCTCCAAACGACAGCTCAGCGGGGGCGCCGCGTCTCCTACCTGCGGCCGTTCTGACCATGAGCATGAACACTCTCGACCGCGCCATTGCAGCGGTGGCGCCAGCCTGGGCGGCGCAACGGCAGCTCTCGCGCTCACGCATCGACGCGCTTCAGACCCTCGACCGCCTTATGCCAAAGGCCAGTACATCAGCTGTGTCAGACGGCGATGGCCGGCAGCCCAGTGGTTCAGGTGGCCGCTGGTGGAGGCCCATGGCGCGCGATGCCAAAGCCGACACGTTGAGTTTCCTGCCCGGTCAGCGCGGTGCCTCACGCGAGCTGGCCCGCACATCTCCCATTGCCGTGGGGGCCATCAATACCAATGTTGACCGCGTAGTCGGTACCGGCATGGCACTCAGCGCGCAGCCCAACCGTGCCGTTCTCGGCTGGTCGGTTGAGCAGGCACTGGCTTGGAAGGGGATGGTTCAGCGCGAATTCAGCTTGTGGGCTGACAGCACCGAAAGCGATATCGCTGAGACTCTGAATTTTTACCAGCAGCAAGGACTTGTGCTGCGTAGTGCTCTGGAGAGCGGCGATTGTTTCACGCTGCTGCCCGATGGCGCACGCACATCTACCCAGCCATATGCCTTGCGTATCCAAGTGCTGGAAGCTGACCGCGTAGGCAACCCCAAAGGTCAGATTGACACAGCAAGTATTGCGGGCGGTGTTCTCACCAACGATCGAGGCGCACCGGAAGCCTATCACCTATACCGCCAGCACCCTGGGGGCTGGCGGCCAGGGCAAGGCTCTTCACTTTACGCGGGCGATTGGGTCCAGCGCCTCGGCCGCAGTGGGCGCCGCCGAATGCTTCACCATTACCGCAAGCTTCGTCCTGACATGCCACGTGGCTTGCCATACCTGGCGCCCATCATCGACTGCATCAAGCAGATCGCGCGCTACACCGAGGCCGAGATCATGGCCGCCGTCATCACCTCATACCTCACGGTGTTCATTGAAACGCCAACAGGCAACACCTCCCAGGTGTTTGGTGCAAAGCCCGACGAAGGTGGCCCGGGCCAAGAGATTGGTTTGGGCATGGGGGCTGTGGTGGGCCTAGCGCCAGGGGAGAAGGCCTCGACGGTCAATCCTGTGCGTCCAAATCCGAACTTCGAGCCCTTCATTCTTGCCGTAATCAAGCAGATGGGCATGGCTCTGGGCATTCCCTACGAGTTGCTGGTAAAGCAGTTCAACGCCAGCTATTCAGCCAGCAAGGCTGCGTTGCTGGATGCCTGGGTCTACTTCCGCAGTGTACGCACATGGCTGTCGCTCAGTTTTTGCCAGCCGATATACGAAACCTGGTTGGCCGAAGCCGTGGCCATCGGCCGGGTCTCTGCGCCTGGATTCTTTGCCGATCCACTGATTCGTTGGGCTTACACACGCGCGGCATGGCCGGGCGACAGTATGGGTTCCATCAGCCCCAAGGACGAGGTCGCCGCCTACCTCGCAGCCGTTGACGGACGCCTGATGACTCGCGAGCGCGCGGAATGGGAGCTCTGGGGAAGCGACTTCAACGAAACGTTCGACCAAAAAGAGGGCGAGCAAACACGCCTCAGGGAGGCCGATCTGCTGCCTGTTCCAAAGGCAGGTGCGCCCGCTCCTATCCCTAGCAATTCCAACACGACTGAGAAGCCATGACTCTGCTCGACCTCATCACTGGAGCTTGGGCCATCGAGCCTGACAAGTTGCGCGAGATTCAGACCATCTATGCCATGCATTTACGTGGTGAAAAAATCGACGTTGCTGCGATTGAGGCCCGGCTGGGACGCCCTCTCGCGAATGAGCACCAGGCATACACCGTCGAGCCCGGCGGCATTGCCGTGTTGCGCATGTCAGGCGTGATCGCACCGAAAGCGAATCTGTTCATGCAGGTCAGCGGCGGGCTCAGCACGCAAATGGCCACGAAGCAGCTGGAAAGCGCCGCTGCTGATCCACGTGTCGCTGCGACTGTGTTGTCGATCGACAGCCCTGGCGGGAACGTGATCGGAACACCGGAGATGGCTTCGGCCGTATTCGCATTGTCAAAGGAGAAGCCGATCGTTGTGCATAGCGACGGGGCGATTGCCAGCGCCGCGTACTGGATCGGCTCTGCGGCAAATGCAATCTATATCAGCGGCAGCACAGTCCAAGCCGGCAGCATCGGTGTCGTGGTGGATCGCAGCTTCAACCCCAGCAGCGCGGTGCGCGAAGAAAGCATTGTTGCGGGGCGCTACAAGCGCCTCGTCAAGTCCAACGAGCCACTGAGCGACGAAGCACGTGCTGTCGTGCAGGCGGACGTGGATTACGTGTACTCCCTTTTCGTGGATGACGTAGCGACATATCGCGGCGTGTCCTCCGAACAGGTTCTGGACCGCATGGCCGAAGGCCGTGTGTTTCGAGGTCAGCAAGCCATTGATGCGGGGCTGGTGGACGGTGTTTCCACTCTCGACGCATTGCTGGAAAGCCTGGCCACCAACCCCGCTGCATATGCAAAACGTCGCAAGGCGGTTTTTGCGGTAGCGACTCTTCCGTCCCCAAGCGCCGGTGCTGCGCCTAAAGACAAAACCCCAACCCGTGAAAAGGAAAACGTCATGGCAGATCCTGACAACAAGCCCATCACGCGTGCGTCTTTCGAGCAGGACCACGCGCCACTTTTTGCGCAGATCAGCGCTGAATATCTCACTCTCGGTGCCAGCCAGGAACGCGCCCGCATCCAGGCCGTGCTGGCAGTTGGCGAAGGTCTCCCGGGCCATGAGGCCGTGCTGAGCGCGCTGGCCTACGACGGCAAGACCACTGCTGCAGAGGCCTCCATGGCTGTTCTGGCGGCAGAGAAGAACGCGCGCGCTGCAGCCATTAAGGCTCACACCGACGATGCCCCTACAGCGGCAAAAGCCAGCGCGGCACCAGCTGATACGGGCGCGAAGACCAAAGCTCAGCAAGTGAGCGAAGCCCAGGCGTATGCCAAGGAAAAGGGCGTGGCCTTCGTGTCGGCACTCAAGGAACTGGGCTACGCGTCCTGAGCATCGCCGAACACAACCCTTAATTTATGGAGAACGCAATGTCGTCTGGAAATGTTTCCCTCCTCACGCTGACCGTGGCCGCGGCTGGCGCGCTTGCAGGCAGCCGCTTCGTGACTCAGGCTGGTGGCTACCCTGCCGCCGGTGGCACAGCCGTCGGCGTCAGCCGAACCAGCGCCGTTGCTGCCGGCGATCTGGTGCCAGTGGATGTGCTGGGCACGGCCATCGTTGAAACCGGCGCGGCCATCACTCTCGATGCAGCTCTGCAGGTCGATGCTACCGGCCGCGTCGTGCCGCTCACAGTGGGCAGCAAGACGCCAGTTGCCCGCGCGATGGGCGCGGCCAGTGGAGCGGGTGCCTTCATCGAAGTGCTGCTGGTGCCAAGCGCTGGCTTGGTCTCGGCGGCCTCCTGATCGCTTCACAGCAAACGCCCTTCAAGCTTCTTAACTCTCGGAGTAATTCATGCCCCAAGAAAATCTCTCTCAGGTTCGTGTCGTCGACCCGATCCTGACCGAAGTCGCACGCGGCTACGGCTCGCCCAACGCCAAAATCGCAAGTATTCTGTTCCCCATCGTGCCCGTGGGGGCCCGCGCTGGCACCATCCTGTCGTTCGGGGTCGAGAGCTTTCGCCTCGTGAACACGGCCCGCGCGCCAGGCGCGAACACCAAGCGCATTCAACTGGGATTCGCCTCTGGCAAGTACTCCCTCGTCGACCACCGCCTGGAGGGCGAGGTGCCCATCGAGCATGAGGAAGAGGCCGCCGCTGTGCCGGGCATCGATATGGGCGCGATGGCAGTCAACACCGTCCAAGACGTCATGGGCAATGAGCGTGAAAAGCTTGCTGCTGACTTGGCGCTCAACCCCGCAAACTACCCCGCGGGCAACAAGGAGACGCTTTCGGGCACCAGCAAATGGAGCGATCCGGCGAGCGATCCCTTCACTGACATCAACGATGCACGCGAAGCCATCCGCAGCAAGATTGGCAAGAAGCCAAACGTTTTGACGCTCGGCCCCAAGGTGCTGCTGGCCTTGCGCAATCATCCGAAAATTCTCGATCGCATCAGCATCACCAACGATCGTGTTCCCGCAACTCTGGAGCAACTGCAGCGCCTGCTGGAGATTGCGCAGATCGTTGAAGGTGAGGCCACCTATCACGACGGCAGCGCTTTCCAAGACATGTGGGGCAAGGACGCATTGCTGGCCTACACCACCCCTGCCAGCATGCAGCAACGTGGCTCGCCGAACTACGGCTACACCTACCAGCTCAAAGACCGCCCGATCGTCGAAGAGCCATATTTCGAGAAGAACCCGCAAACCTGGTATTACCCAGTCTCGGACGCCTACCAGCCTGTGCTGGTGGGCGCCACGGCGGGTTTCCTGTTTACCGGTGCTGCGGCCTGAATATCATGGCCAAGTTCATCACCATCGAGCCCGTCAAGCACAACGGTCGCCGGTATGAGCCCGACAGTCCCATCGAGTTGACACAGGCGGCGGCCGAGCCCCTTTTGACCCAAGGGGCTGTCGACTTCGAGCGCAAGCTGCCGGGAAAAACTTCGGCAGAGAAGGCCGCAGAGAAGGCCGCGGCCGAGGCCAAGGCAGCAGCTGAAGCCCAGGCAGCAGCCGAGGCCCAGGCAGCAGCTGAAGCCCAGGCAGCAGCCGAGGCCCAGGCAGCAGCCGAAGCCCAGGCAGCAGCTGAAGCCCAGGCAGCAGCCGAGGCCCAGGCAGCAGCCGAGGCCCAGGCAGCAGCTGAAGCCCAGGCAGCAGCCGAGGCCCAGGCAGCAGCCGAGGCCCAGGCAGCAGCTGAAGCCCAGGCAGCAGCCGAAGCCCAGGCAGCAGCCGATGCCCTGGCAGCGGGTCAAGCCGCAGGTAAAAAGGGCTGACGCCATGCTGGATCTTGAAGCTGACATGGATACGGTGTTCTTCGGCCCTGACTTCGCCACGACTTTCACCAGGCATCGACCACCAGCTGCAGACTTGAACGTAGTGGCGATTCTCGGCGTGGCGGACGAGGAAGCGCTCGGTGGCCATGTTGTCACCGCAGCGCGGACGCTGCGCATGCCGGCCACGGTCGACGTGCGCGCGGACGATGTCTTGCTGGTGACCCAGGTGATGCCAGGGATGGGCGTCTCGGTCGGTGATCGGTTCACGGTCATCGACGAACCTCGCCGTGTGACAGATGGAATGGAGATGGAGGCGCTGCTGGGCAGCGTGCGCCCATGAGTGCGGTCGACTCGTTGCCGCAAGGTGCTCCCTATGCCATCGGTCAGGCATTGGTGCAGGCATTGGTACAGGCGTTCGAAGGCCAAGACGTAAAGGTGCTGGATAACCCAGTCCGCGCGAGCCTGCTGAATGAAGGCAGCAAGCTTGTGATCTTCGAGGATCAGGCCGACAAGTTCGATCGGCAGCCGGGGCAGCAGCAATACCGCACCTATGCGTTTTCTGTCGCTGTTATTTGCCGGACTCAGGCCGCACGCCAGGATGCCCACAGCACGTACCGCGCAGTAAAGCGCGTGGTGCGCTCCAGCTTGCCAGGTATCAATGTGATCGTCTCCCTGGCCAGCCGCGGGCTCCTCGAGGGCGACGTCACTTACCGCCTGGAAAACATCGATGTTGGGGGCGGCCTTGTGTTGGGCGCTTTCACCGTCGACTACCGCGACCCGGGCTGATACCCAGGCTCGTTTTTATCTATCCGCCCATGCCCGCCATCGTGCGGGCATTTTTGTGTCTGAAAGGAAATAGCTATGACCACCACCGCACGCGCTGTCTTGGCAGGGGGCCTCGTCTCTCTCAATATGTGGAACACCGTGACCCAAGCCTACAACGGCTTTGGCGATCCGCTCGATGCCGACAAGTTCGAAATCAAGCCCAATTTTGAGGAGAAAGTCAGCGAGTCACGTTCGCATCTTGACTACGGCCAGGCGCGCGCGTCGGTCGTACTGCCCAAGCCTACGGAAATCTCTATCGAGCTGGCCGCGGCGACCGCAGAAGCTTTGGCAATGCAGTTTCAGGGCCAGGTGCAGGCGCTTTCTCAGGGTAGCGGCACCTTCGATGATGTCAACTTTACCTTGACCGCTCTTGATCAATGGCTGCCGCTCGGCAAGCGCAACATCAGCGATCAAGGACTCGCATTCACCAGCAGCGCTGGAGGGGACCCGTATGTGTTCGGCACTCACTACGAAGTGAATTGGACGCGCGGCCTGGTGCGATTCAAGTCCGGGGTGCAAGGCGCGCCGACGGCCGCTGCTGTCCTGAAGCTCTCTGGCGCTTACGCAGCTGTCGACGGCAAGACCATTCTCGGCGGACGCGTCACCCAAGTGCGATGCCAAGCGCGGCTTGATGGCAAGAACATGGTGGATGGTTCTCCCATTGAAGTTGACGTGTGGGAATGCGTGCTTGGTTCAAACAACGGTTTTGACTTCTTGGGCTCCGACTTCTCGGCGATCGCGTTGACCGGAAAGATCGTCACGCCGCCGGGCAAGGCGCAAGGCTACGAAGTCCACCTTCCCTCCTCTTCGAGCTGATCAGTTGCGCCGTGTCCGCGCTGGCACGGCGCCCATCAGCAGCAATACAGGCCATCCCACCACAGTGGTGGCGATGGCTCCTCCGCCAAGCGCCATCAGGCGATCGGAACCCAGCCATAGCCCAAGCAGGGCCAATGGCAGGCCGGTAAGTACCAGTGCAACGCACCAAACGATTCCCTTCATCTTTCGCCCCTTGAACATCCAAAATGGCTGACCCCAAGATCAAATACGACATCGAAGCCGCCGTCAAGGGCGAAGCCGATGCCGAGCAATTGGCGAAAACGCTGCGGAATGTCGGGGATGTGCTCGAAGGCGACTTGCAAAAGAGCGCTCAGGATGCTGCCCAGGCGCTGGAGGCCCTTGGCGCCAAGCAGCGTGCGCTGAACAGCTTTGGCACGCTGAAGCTGGAAACACAGTCGTTGTCGCAGGAATTTAACAAGGCTGTCACCACTGTCGATCGCCTGGGTAATGAGTTGCAGGACACAGCATCCAAGACCCAAACCCTTTCCGTCGCGGAGAAAGCGGCAACGGCATCAACGCAGCAAGCTCAAGCCGATCTGCAGCGCAAGCGCGATGCCCTCAGGGCAGTGCGCGACGAGACTACTACGACGGCAAGACGGACAGACGAATATCGCGCCACCGTGAGTGGGCTCAAGGATGGCATAAAGGCCGCGACCGCTGAGCTGAAAGCCCAGCAATCCAGCCAGCGGACTGCAGCCCAGACTGCGGTGGCCGCTCAGAATGCCGAAGCTGCGCTGCGCAAAGAGTATGACCTGGCAATTGGATCGGCCGCGAGGCTGTCCACCGAGCTGCGTTCAAAGAACACTGCACTTGCCTCTACTCGGGACAGCATGCAAGCAGTGGGGTTGAGCACTGCCAACTTGGCACAGCAAGAGCGAAGCCTGCAGGACGCCGTGCAACAGGTGCGCCAGGCCGTCGTGGCCATGGCTCCAGCCTACCAGCAAGCGGCGGCTGCCTCCACGCAGTCGACTCAGGTGCAGGCGAAGAATCAGCGCACGCTGCGCGACGGCATGACGTCGATCAGCACCCAGCTGCAGAACATCCAGCAGGTCGCGACTGTGGCGATCGGCGGCGGCTATTTTGGTTCTTTGATCAAAGATGTCGCGTCGACCGCAGACGAATTTCGCAACCTCGAGGCTCGCATCAAACTGGCCACTGGCGAAGGGCCGTTGTTTGCGCAGTCCTTTGCGGGCGTGGCACGCGTTGCGCTGGCGACCAATAGCGCTCTCGACGAGACTGGGAACCTATTCACGCGGCTGACAAAAGCTTCTCAAGAGGGTGGCATGGCGGCAGCGCAGGCCCAAGAGCGTGCCCTCCGCCTCACGACAACGATCAACCAGGCAACGCAGTTGTCTGGTGGTGCCGCTGAATCTGCTCGGGCGGCACTCGTTCAATTGATCCAGGGCCTGCAATCTGGCGTGCTGCGCGGCGAAGAATTCAACAGCGTCATGGAGCAGGCGCCGCGCCTGGCTGAAGCCCTGGCCAATGGCTTGAAGGTCACCACGGGCGAGTTGCGCGAAATGGCCGGCCAGGGTGCATTGACGGCGGAAACGGTGATGAAGGCATTGGAGGGACAAGCCGATGTACTCGCTACCGAGTTTGGCAAGCTGCCTTCTACCGTTGGACGCGCGCTTCAGAACCTTTCTACGCAGTGGACCCTGTACGTTGGAGCTGCAGACAAGGGTTTGATCAGCAGCGCGAATGCTGCAAAAGTCATCGAAGCACTTGCTGGCAACTTGGACACATTGGTCGATACGCTCACTGTGGCCGGTAAGGTGTGGGGCGCGATGCAGATCGCGAAAATGGCGGAGTACTTCGGTAGTTGGGCCCTCAAAACTCTGACTGCTACCAAGGCTGTGGAGGCCAACAGCACTGCAACGATTGCAAACACCGCGGCCCACAGCGCCAATGCCATTGCGGTTGCAGCTAGCGCCGCAGCCCAGACCGCCAACGCGACAGCTGCGGCGGCAAGCACTGCAGCGCAGGCAGCCAATGCAAAGTCATGGGCTAGTTTGGGAGATGCGCTCAGAGGCGTGTCGGTGTCTCAAGGGGAGCTACAGCGGCAAACGGCGCAAACTTCCGCGGTGCTGGATGCCTCAGCGGCTGCAAAGGGGCGCTTTGCCGCTGCAGCCACGACGGCAACCAATTCGGTCGGAATACTGGGCCGCGGCCTGGGTGCCTTGATGGGTCTTTTGGGCGGGCCAGCGGGGATGGCTGTTGCCATAGCATTTTTACTGCCTGAAATTCAGCGGCTTGGCGTATGGCTTGGCGAATCAGCTGCCAAGGCCATGGGTTATGGCAAGGCCATGGAAGCCGCGGAGCAAAAGACCCGTTTAGCCGAAGAGGCGTCAAAACAGCATGCCGAAGCCCTGCGCCGGCAAGCTGCCGCGCTCGAGGAATTGCGCAACCGCAGTTTCGATCTCAACAAGGTGACCGACGGCCTGATTGGCCAGTTCGACAAGCTCCGCAAGGATGGGGACTCTGCAGCGGAGGCCATCGCCAAGATCGGCAAGGACTTCGATCTGAGTGCGGCGCCAGGGATTCGCAATGCGTCTGCTGTGCTGAATAAGCTTGTCGTTGACGGCAAGCTGAGTGCAAGCGAGTTCCAAGCGGCTTGGGCCAAGGCTTTAGAGGGGCAGGATCTGCGCAAGTTCGAGGTTCTTGCCCGCCAAGCCTTCTCAACTGCGGGGGCTGAGGCCGCTAAGCTTGGCAAGCAGATTGAGGCGGCGATCAAGTCTGGTGCATCTGAAGAAGTTGTGAATGCGCTTCGCCTGCGCCTTGAAAAAGCGATGGCTTCTGCGACCCGTGAAGGGGAGCGCGTTGCGCAGATGATGGACAACGTCTTGCGCGCGGCAGTGCAGCGAACAGGTCTGGAGTTCACCACGCTTGAGGGGCGGATCAACGCTGCGTCGCGCAGCGCCCTCAACGACCTTGATGTTCTGATCGGCGGTCTGACTCGACTCAAGGAACAAGGTGTGGACACCGGGCGTGTGCTTGAGGCGAGCCTCGTCAAGGCGATAGACACTGCAAATAGTCAGAAAGCCATCAACGAGGTCCGTGCGCGCGTTGAGCAGCTGCGCACAACCCTTGGTCAAAAGGTGGCCGACGGGTTGCTTGATCAGGCCAGGGAGAAAGCCCAGGCGCTTTCCGACGCTCTTGACAAGGCCAAGCCAGGCGTCAACAGCGTGAGGGAGGCGATGGCCCTGCTAGGCGTCACTTCCGATGAGACCTTCAAGAACGTGGCTAGCAAATCGCGTGAGGCGTTCGATCTGATGGCCACCTCCGGCAAGGCCAGCGCTCGAGAGCTTAGCGACGGCTTCAAAAAAGCGGCGGAGGATGCGATCGCCGCAAACAAGGGCCTTGTGCCTGCGTGGGTCGAGGCGCAGGCTGCCATCCGAGGCTTCAACATTGAGGTCGACGCCGCCGGAAAGGCGAGTATCAAGTCCATGAACGACGCAGCTGTGTCGACGAAGGGCGTTGGCACGGCAGCTCGTGAAGCCGCTGGAGAGTTTGACTATCTCGGCGAGCGTATCGCTTATACCTCGGAGAAGGCGCGTCTTCTGCACCAGCAGGGTCAGGCCTTGGCGGCAAGCCTTGAGGAGCGTAACCAGCGAGTTGCAGACAACTCGATCATGAAGCGGAACAACACCATCGGCTCTGTTGATGCGGTTCCAACATTCGGCAGCCGGGAAGAGGGGGACGCCTGGCTAGAGGAACGGAAAAAGCTGTACGCACGTGACAACCCATATTCCAACAAAAACAGTTCCAGCTTAGGTAACTTCGGCTACGAAACCATGGTGGCTGAATGGCGTGCCGAAATGGATGCGCTGAATGTCCGTCTGGCCATGGAAGCGGCCAAGAAAAAGGCCGAAGCCAAGGCGGAAGGCGGCACAGGCGGGGCTGGCAATGGGAGCGGTGGCGGTGGTTCGGGCTCTGGCGCCGGCAATGGCTCTGGATCGGGCGCACAAGCGCTTACGCGCATCGTCAATGTCTATATCGGCAATAGCCGTGCCTACCCCATCGCCACAAACGCCGCCGGCGAGCAGAGCATTCAAGACCTTGCACGTGAAGTGATTCGCGTGATCGAACAGGAAAAGGCCGCGGCAGGCCTTTAAACCCCATGAACATCACTCTCTCCAATGGAAGCACGGCACTTGACTTGCCCGCCGACCTTATTTGGTCCGACGAACTGACTTGGTCGGCTGTTGCCCAAGCAAAAGAGCGCGGAATTTTTGGCACGCTCATCGTCGACGCGATGGCCCGCAATGGCGGGCGTCCTATCACGCTAACAGGCGATGGGAACAGCGCCTGGATCTTGCGGCATACGTTGCGCACGCTCAACGCATGGGCAGGAGTGCCGGGCCAGCGTTTCACGCTTGACCTCCGCGGTGAGACGTTTGTCGTCATCTTTGACCACGGCGACGAGGAAGAGACGCGCGCCATGGCCATGTCATCGGTCATCGATTACAGCGATATGCGTGACGGCGATTACTACTGCAGCTTGACGCTGCGTTTTCTTGAAGCAAGCGAGATCTGACCCATGTCCACCTCAGCCCCCATCCTCGCCGGCGACATCAAGCTCCTCGCCTCCAAAGTCATGGACGACGTGCCCAACGGCGGCGGAGGCCCGACTGGCAATGTCATTCCAGACGGTGCCAGCAATGCCATCTTTGGTGACGTGACCGAGCGCCAGCGCACTGGCGGCGGCGTCAGCATTCGGCAGTTGCACCTGGCCGTGCAGACGGGTAACACCGCCGCTTACATGGACCCGAGCATCATCGTCTCGCAGCCGCCCAACGATGCGAACGTGTCGATCACGCTCGCCAAGTGCAGCATATTTGCGAAGCGCACCGAGATCGCCAACGCAATTGAAAACTACCTGATCCAGGGCCCGGAGTGGAGCGGCTACCTGCTCGAAAACCACGTCGCCGGTCAGCGCAACATCCATCTTTTCCAGCGCCCTGGCACGCCCACGCCGCCTATCGGGCGCACCCTGGTGCTGGTGTCAGGCGAGGGGCAGCCTGGTGAGGTACGCCAGTACGTTCGCGTGACGCGCGTCGAGGTCGAACAGCGCACGTTCACCTACCAGTCGAGCGGTGCCTATGTCGACTATGTGGCCGACGTAGTGATCTGCGACCTGACCGACGCGCTGCGCAGCAACTTCGCCGGCAGCCCACCAGACCGCGGCTATACGCGCCTGGCGACTCGGACTGTGGTGCGTGACACCACGGTGGCCAACGCGTCAACCTTCTACGGTGCATCGGCCCTCACTGCGGTGGCCGCCCTGGGCGACAGCACCCTGCGTGTGGCCAGCATATTCACGCAGCTTGTGCCCAGCGCCCGAACAGAGGTCGTCGCGCTCGACCAGCGTCCAGCGTCCCAGCGCTTGCTCACCCTGGCCACCGCTCCGCGCGAAATCAAGGTAGGCGCCGCGCCGCACGCCACCCGAATCAAGGTGGGGCAAGAGAACCGGGGATTTTCCTGGGTGAACATTCTCAAGCCGTTCCCTGCACCCAATACCGTGGTGGTGTCGTACATGGCCCAGGGCGTCTGGTACACGCTGACCGATGACGGCGCGGGCCAACTCACGGGCGCCGGCGTGGGCACGGTCAATTATTCCAACGGGTCCATATCCGTCACCACCCAGGCGCTGCCGGATGTGGGCAGCGCCATCATCTATGGCTGGGGCGAGAAAAGCGCTTTCGTCAATCGCTCGGGCCAGGCAGGCTTCAGGGCGCCTGAGTACGCCCTCAAGCTTGACCATGCCGGCATCAAGAAAGGCACCTTGGTTATCAAGTGGACCAGCGGCGGAGTGCTGCGAACTGCCACCGACAGCGGCGGCGCAGGACGACTGGCCGGCGACGCGGCGGGGGAGATGAACTACGCATCCGGCGACCTGTTTCTGCGCCCCAAATACATGCCCGACGCCGGCGCGCAGTTCGCTTTCGAGTACCAATGGGCCACGCTCACCACCAAGAGCGTCACCGTCAGCCCCGATGCCGGCGGCTTTGAGAACATTGTGCTCGACACCGTTCCTGCGGCCGGCAGCGTCAAGGTGCAGTGGACCACGGTCCGCGAGGTCTCTAGCAGCTCGGGCGCTACCGCCAGCGGCTCAGCCGCCGGAAAGAACACCAGTTCCACCACCACCTACATCTGGGAAAAAGACCCCAACTACCAGCCCCCTGTGTCGCTCACACGTATCCCTGTTGCCGGTGATGCGGTCTCGCAAAAGCATATGGCGCCAGGCGGGATTCGGGTCGCCACCGGTGAGACGGTCTACATCGAAGTGGAGGCCGAATTTGCGCCTACTGGCTACTACTACCCCGTGCCCGATGTCACTGGCGTCAGCTGGTCGGAAAACGAATTCCATCAGACCCGGCAAAAGTCCATCGGCGGCCGCATTTACAACGTCTGGGGTGTCGTACTGCGCGGAACCAACGGCGTCTATTACAGCGCAGGAGCCTAAAAAATGAGTGCACAACCGGGCATGATCGCGACCAGCGTCATCCAGTCTTCCACCAGCTCGAGCACGTCGAGTTCACACAACCGCGTCAGCTACAACACCAGCAAGACGCAAGACACGGTGCGCCACACGCTCACCGATGACGGTGCAGGCAGTTTTGGTCCAGACGGCACCATCAACTATGCCGGCAAGACGCTCAATGTGCGCTTTGTCGACAAGAGCAGCACGACTGAGGGCTACACATCCGACTTCGAAGATGCGAAAGCCTTCGAGACCACGTCGATGAGTGGCAGCGGCGGTGACCCCAGCAATACGACAGACAGCAAGAAGGGCGGGGACTACCGCAATGCCGCGGTCGGCGAACAGGTACTGGCCGCCAGCACCGTCACCGTGACCTATGCCGAGAGCTTTTCCGCTGCGCAGGCGCATTCCATGTCATGGACGCCGCCGCCCGTCACCATCGACCTTTGCCCCTACACCGCCGATTACATCGTCCCGAACAGCGTGCGCTTCACCTGGATGGGCCACGTTTACGAGGACTTCGACGGCGTGCTGGTGCGCGACTACACCAGCGCCGCGCCAGGCATCATCGCTGGCCAGGTCGACTACTCCACTGGCGTGGCGCGCGTGTTCGACTATGTGGTCGGGGCGGGCTCCACGGCCACCGATTTCGCGCTGCAAAGCCTCTGGACCGTGCGCCAGAACTGGACCACCGCCAGCATCTTCATGCGCACCCAGGCCGCGCCGCTTAAGCCCAGCGGGGTGGTGCTGAATCTCTCCGACGCCCAAGGCAATGCCATCACGGCAATCGGCGACATCAACGGCACCATCACAGGCACGCATCTGCGTGGCAAGATCGATTACCAATATGGTCTGCTGGAGTTGCAGTTTGGCGACTTTGTCGAAGACATCGCCCTGACGCCAGAGCAAAAAGCCGAGTGGTGGTACAGCGTAGACGACGTGGGCGCCGTGCAGGCAGGCAAGATCTGGCGCCCCTGGCCAGTCGACCCGACCACGCTGCGCTACAACAGCGTGAGCTATTTCTATCTCCCTATCGACGCCGAGATCCTGGGCCTTGATCCCGTGCGCCTGCCGCAGGACGGTCGTGTGCCGATCTTCCTCGTCGGCAGCTATGTCGTGATTGGCCACACCGCCAGCACGCCGCCTGCCACGGTCAGCAACGGCCAGGCCATCAACTGCGCCCGCACGCGGCTGTCTCGCGTGCGCCTGGTCGGCGCAGATGGCAAGACCATCAACACCGGCTACACCGTCGACCTTGATGCGGGAATCCTTACCCCCGTCGACGTGTCCGGCTGGCTGCAGCCAGTGCACGTCGAGCACCGGATCGAGCAGCTTGAGCGCTTGCGCGACGTGCAGATCAATGGCGACATCGCAACCGTCGGCCAGTTGGCACACGATTTCCCTGCAGGCAGCACCGTCAGCAGCGCCATCACTGCGACGACGCTGCGCGCACGGGTGTCGCAGTTCTGGGACCAGCACACCTGGGACGGCATCACCTGGGCCGACAGCATCATCGGCAACCCTGCGGCCGCGACCTATAACGACACGCTTGCGCCGGTTGAGCTGACCAACGCCGGCGCGCTCACTGAGCGCTTTGCGCTGCGCTTCACCAACAGCACCACCTTCGAGTGCATTGGCGAGCATGTCGGCTTCATTGGCAGTGGAAACATCAATACCGACTTCGCCCCTGTCAATCCGGTGGGAAGCGCGCCGTACTTCACGCTGCGCGCACTCGGCTGGGGCAGCGGCTGGGCTGCAGGCAATGTGCAATTCATCCACATCGTCGGCGCCATCGCCCCGTTCGCCTGCATCCGCACCGTGCAGATGGGGCCGCCTGCCGGCATTGACTACACCTTCGAACTTCTCGGCCGCGGCGACGTGGACCGGCCGCCTAGCACCCCTTGATTTATTGAGAAAAAGGAAACCGCACCATGGCATCGCCTGTTAACACATCCGTCAAATTCTTTCGCGAAGATTTCCCTGGCGCTCCAGTGCTCAACGGCACGGCGGGCGCGCTCATCGGCTTGCTTGACGCCTGCCTGTGCACGGGCTTCGGCCTGCGCGCGGCCACG